TCCCACGCGATGCGCCATGCAGTAGGCCCACCATCAGGTTCTTTGTCGTTGTAATGATCAGAGCGGTTTGTGCCGTGACGGGCGAAGAAAGACCGCATCCGCGCCACGGTTTCGTCAGATAGGTTTGCCCGGTTGGCAATGTCACGCGCCCGCGCAACGCCCACCTCAGTGCCGCCACGCCCGTATTCCTTGCGCCACTCCAAAGCCCGCGCGGCAACCTTGGCCATCTCGTCAGTCGGCTTGTAGCCCTCGGCCTTCTCGCCCCAGAGCGAGTTACAGACTGCGAAACGCTGATCAGCATCGGGAAAATCCGCAACTGCCTCTGCATCGCTCATGCAGCGGTCAAGGAACTCATCGCGGGTCTCGTCTGCGCTTGGTGTCGGCATGTTGCCTCTGCAAATTTGCAAACAGATATAGCACGGTTTGCAAACTGCCACAACAAGGCGCATGAGCAACAAAAAAACCGCCCCCGAAGGAGCGGATTAAGGATTATTCAAGCCACGCCCAAGCGTGGCCTAGCTTTATCCTTGAAACCATTGTCGGGGTAATTCCCCAAGCCTTTGCTATCTCAACGCCGCTGACCTTTCCGATCATTTTTCTGATCTGCCTAACATCGTCTTCCGTCAGCTTGTTTGTGTGGATCGCAGTGCCTCTGCGCAAAGTGCCATGTATCAGCTTATCGGCTTGGTTTTCTTTTGGCGTCTTCCATGCAAGATGACGCGGGTTCATGCACCCTTCATGGCCCTTTCCGCAAGTGTGAGCCGCGTGATAGCTTTGATCTGGCGGATTGCCATGCGCCAAGATGCACATGTATCGTGATGCTGCATAATTCTTTCCGCTCACTTGCACTGTTCCGCGACCCTGAGAAGCCGTTGAAAAAGGCCACTTTAAGCAATTATTACCCTGATATAATACGTTTTTTTCTATCCACCGTATTCCTCTGCGATATCTGTCAGATGTAGCAAGTGCGTCCCCATTGTTCTTCAGTCGCAGATAATGCTTCTGGCAAAATCCCTTGCTGGAATGGGGCTTATCGCACCCTTCAACTGTGCATATTTTGTGTTTGCTTTGCCTGTCAGTCAAGCTAACCGTTGCATCGCCGTGCTTTAGCCATCTCATATAATGCATAGCGCAATATCCCCTTGCGCATCCTTTTCCTTTAGACGGCCTATCGCATCCATCAGCAGAACAAATCATTTCAACCTCCATGTGTGAAGGTCATATAATTTCAGCTTTTTATTTTATTGTCAATCCGATGCAACGATGTGGCTCACACCGCAGCGGCAGTTGATAATGTTGCCCGCGCTGCCCGCTGGATCGCCCGGATACATCAGCGCCTCGCCGCCGACGTCAAATGCCTGATCCATGTCAACGATCTGCCCATTAGCCTGATCGTGATCTGGCCGGGTGCGCTCATCCTCGGCTGCAACCCACTCTTTGCGCAGCTTTATCCCCGTGGCTCTGGCCGCACCATCCGCGCCGTAGTTTGCCGCGCCATGCGTCTCGGTCCGGGCTATCAACGCGCCGCGATGCCGTGAAATGATGCCGACATTTCCCGCGATCCGTTTAGCGATTTCGTCAACGCCTTCGCCTGCCTGCTGGCCTCTGGTGATCTGATTGACGATCTGCTGACGGGTTGTTTCCGCAACGCTGGTAATCCTGCGGCGGATCATCTCAAGCCCGATGTAGTCCAGCGCCAGCCGTCGAAAAAACTCCATGAATGATTTGCGCTCAAGGATCAGGCCCATATGCTTGCCCTGTCCGACGATGCGTTCACCGAATGCCTCGATGCCAACCTCGGCCATCTGCCGATAGATGTCAGCGATACGGCGCTCATGGTCATCAGGCAATGCAGGGGCGCGCCTTGTGGCTCTGTAGGCGGCAAGCATGGCTTCACTGGCTCTGCGTATCTCTGCCGCGAGGATGCGCCTGAAACGGCGCTCCATCATCGCCAAGAGCCGTTGTTGCCTGCGTTGCTCTTTCTGCGGGCTGCTGTCACCGATCCGCTTCATAGCCCGCAATCCGCGCCATCGCTTTCATGTCAACAGCTTCAGGCGCGCTGATCGGCTCGGACGCATCAGAAAGCGGCACCTGCCCCAGCCCGACCAAGAGAACGTCTCCGCCTTGGATTGGCTCATAGCCTTTCATGGCGCGGCGCTCGTTGATCGTCAGATCGGTTGCACGGTCAGCCATACCCCAAAGCGTGTTGCGCTTATCAGCGATGGCCGGGATCTGGTCCAGATCAGGCTTGAGATAGACGCCCTGCGGCTCGCCCAGCCATGCGTTCCAATCCTCGCCGATCATGTCCAGAAGCGGCATGACCGTATCTTCCCAGAATGCCAGCCGGGCCTCTTGGTAATTTGAATAGGTGTTGTCGCCGGGAATGCCGAGAAGCTGGGGTGGCACGCCAAGGGCAAGGCACACATCCCGCGCGGATGAATACTTTGTCTCAATGATTCCCATGTCAGCAGGGGAAAGGCCCATCTGCCGCCAATCAAGCCCGCCCTCCAGCAACAGCGGACGTCCACCATTCTGCGCGCCTTGATACTGGCTTTCCATCTGGGCTTTGAGGCGATTGAATTGATCGTCACTGAGGTCTTTATCGCCTGTCACAACAAGCGCCCCGGAAGGCCGCGCCGAGTTCTGTAGCAATGCCTGCATCCACGTCATCGACAGATTGTGCTGATCAATCGCATATGCGCCCGCTTCAATGGGCGACATGCCATACCAATCATCCAGCGGGTTGAACATCCGCAGATGCCGAACAAGCGAAGAAAGATCAGGATCAACAGGGAAGCGCACCTCGCGCCCGCCGACCTTGTAGATATATTCCTTTGGGAAGCCGTTGGCCCCCGGCACGATTTTCATGCGATCCGGGCGAAGCTGATACAGTTCCCGCACCTGACCGTTTGCCTCAACTGCTTCCTCATATCCGTTCCCTGCGATCATCAGGAAGCCGATCTTGGCGCGCATATACTGGGGGCCGGATTGCATCGGGTTGGGATTGTGCAGAAGATCCAGCAACGGATGCTCAATCAATTCTTGCTCGCTGCGCCAGACAGTCCACTTCACAGATGCCACAGCGTCAGCGATTTTATTGATAGCCTGATATGCCACGACGTTTCGGCGATATCCCTCATCTGCGAACGCAGCATAATCGCGATTTGACCAAGCTGCCTGCCCCGGATTGATAACCATTGCAGCGCCTGTTGCGCTTTCTTTGGTTTCGGGCCGTCTGAATAGGCGCGGAAATTTCATTTTTGCCCTCGTATCGGTTTCCGAAGATATAGCACGAATGGAAAAGCGGCGCTATAGCGAGCGGATTTTCAAGTCACCCTTGCGCCGGATGAGCGGGGCCAAGGCATATCTGACCGCATCCCAGCCGTGGTTCTGGGCGTCAACGATCTTGGTAGTAGGGTCGCCAGCATCGTTGACCTTGTAGCTGTAGAGCCTCGCCTCGCGCTGCATGTTGGTGCAGTCGGGGTGGATCACAATGCGCCGGAATGACCGCAGAAAGGCGATGCCGTCCTCAACGCTGCCCGGCCACTTGTCCACGGATGTCGCCATAGGCAGGCCGTGGCGCTTCATGTGACTGATGCTTTCGGGCCGCGCGTTATCCCATCTGCTCACTTGTCTCTCAAAGCCCGGAATCGCGCTAGTAACTGCTTGCGGCGTATCATCCAGTTCCAGCCCTTTGCGGAACATCTCGCGCCGAATGAATACATCCTCGCCGTTGAGCCAGCATTCGACTGCCGCAGTCGGATCTTGGGAAAAGCCAAAGTCGCCTCCGAGATATGGGCCGTCCCAATTGTCAGGCTCAAACTCTCGCACGTCAATCTTGTTATGAAAGACTTGGGCATTGCTGTTTTGCAGATACGCACCTTGCCATATGTGGGCATAGGTTGCCGGATCTAGGCGTTGCTGTTCCCGCTGACGCAGCGTTTCAAGCCCCGGCGGAAAGAACGGGTTGTCACTGTAGTTGATCTCGGTGATCAACGCATTGGCTGGGGGCGATCTGCGAAACCGATTATCAACCGGGCTGCCCTCTTCACGCGGGTTCCAGACCGCCCAGAGTTCAGATCGGGGCTGACGAAACACCGTGGCTTCCAGCGCCAGCCATGAGTTCTCCGGGATGTCCTCCGCTTCCTCAACGATGGTCAGATCAATCTTTGCCAGCGACTTGATTGACTGCTCATTCCTGCGAAGGCCGCGAAAGATGAACTCTGTGCCGTTCTTGCCCCTGATGTAGTCAATGCCGACATCATAGTGGGCAGACAGCCAAGGCACCGTAGAAATGGCGACCTTCAGTTCGGCGTGGAAACTTTCCTTGATGCTGGCCTGAAACTCACGGGTGCAGAGTATCCGCATCGGCTCTGCGTATCCCCATACAGCGGCCATGAGGGCGGCGCTGAATGACTTAGCCGATCCTCGCCCGCCGTAGAGGGCGCGATACTGCACTGAGCCTCTGGGCGGGGTGAATATGCCGATCAGCCGCCGGGGTAGACTAATCTTCGCCGTTGTCATCAGCGGCTTCAATTATGATGCGGCTGGGTGGCGTCATGCTGCCGTCGCTGGATGTGTGGTCAAGGTCGTGCTTATCCCGCTGCCCAAGCATCTGTTTGCCAAGCCAAACGAGCATTGTGGGGTTCCCATCCTGCGCTGCTTTCCACTGAGCACGGCGCAATGATGCCTTGCCTTCGTCGCTGTGCTTTTTATAGAAGTCCGCAAAACCGCCATAGCCTTCCTCCTTCAGCCTGCGGTCTAGCGTATCAACTGAGCACTCAAACACCCCTGCGCATTCCTCTGCCGTGCATTGGATGCGGACCATGTTGCGCAACTGGTCGATGTCGATCTCGACGCGAGGCCGACCGCCTTCTGGATCGCCTTTGCCCATTATGCGGCCTCCCGCTCGGCTTTGAGTTCGTCGTAGGTTTGGCCAGTGGCTTCAAGGGTGGCCTGCTCGCCGGTGAAGTCTTGCCACCGCTTGATGATGACGTCGCAGTATTTGGGATCTAGTTCCATCATGCGGCAGTCGCGGGCTGTCTTTTCGCAGGCAATCAAGGTGCTGCCGCTGCCGCCGAATAGGTCAATCACCTCATCGCCCTGCTTGCTGTTGTTTTGCAAGGCGCGCTGCAAAAGCGATACTGGCTTCATGGTTGGGTGAAGCCCTTCGCGCTCAACGGGATGACGCCATATAGTCTGCTCTTTTTGCCCACCATACCAAGTGGGGCTTTTACCTGTTTTGTGGCAATACAAAAACGCCTCATAATTTGGCTTGTATTGCGCGCCCATAGCATGAAACCCAACGTTACCCTTATCCCAGATCAACCAATTCCTGACCTCCAACCCGACACCAGATAGACCAGCCAAGGTCTCTGCCGATCGGTTTATGGCGAAGAAAATATACATGGCAGCGCCATCTTTTGAGAAAGCAGACGCACAGGATATGCTATCAAGGAAAAGCTGCGCTAAATCATCGCCGCGCAAATCGTCTGCCTTGATCATTTCAGCGGAATTCTTGCCAGCCTTTTTGCCTGCTGAATACATGCTGCCCTTTACGCCAACGAAGCTGACCCCATAAGGCGGATCAGTCAAAACCATATCCGCCTTCCGCCCATCCATCAGCTTATCCACCGCGTCGATGCTGGTGCTATCCCCGCACATCAGCCGATGCCGCCCTAGCAGCCACACATCGCCCTCAACGGTGACGGGCTGGTCTGGCACCTCTGGCACGGCGTCCTCATCGGTCAGCCCTGCGGTTGGCTCCTCTGGGAACAGCGCACCGATCTCGGCTTCGTCGAAGCCCGTCAGCGACAGGTCAAACTCCAAGTCACGCAGTTCTCCAAACTCGACGCGCAACATTTCATCATCCCAGCCAGCGTTCAGCGCAAGTTTATTATCCGCAATGACATAGGCCCGCCGCTTGGCTTCGCTCCACCCTGTAGCCGTCATGCAGGGAACATCCACAATCCCCAGCTTCTGCGCTGCCATGATGCGACCGTGGCCTGCAATGAGGTTGCCTGCCTCGTCGATCAGCACGGGCATAGTCCAGCCCCATTCCCTGATGGATGCTGCGATCTGCGCCACCTGTGCATCGCTGTGGGTTCTGCTGTTGCGCGCGTATGGGATCAGGTCAGCCACCTTGCGGCGCTCAACCTTATCTGCGGGCCATTCGATTTTGTCGCTCATACGACCTCCAATTCCTGCGTATTCTATGCGTTCTGTGCAAATCTAGCAACCAATCCCTTTGCATGGTCACTTGTTGCCCACCAGAGCGGCTCCATTCCGCCCGTCCTGTTGTCGTCAACGTTGCAGCGACAAATGCCGTATTCATATCTCACCCGGTTGGTGTGACCGATGACAGCGTTCTTGGTCAGGTCGATGACCTCCCCTGCTGCTCTGCATGTCCAGCCTTCGTTTTCGACCAGATGCAAGGCCAAGAGGATGCGCTCGTCGTCTTCACGGGTTCCGCGCTTGGGCTTCATCGTGCGATTTCCCCTGCGATGGCTGTATATCCGGCGTCGTCAATCGCATTTTCAGAGTTGGTGGGGTTCCCCTTGGCTCTGGCCTTCTTGAACAGGCTCATCATCTGGGCCACGTCGTAGGCGTCGATAGGGGCTGTGAGGCGCTCGTTAAGCCACCATGTCCAGACTGCGGCGATCTGTGCGAACGAATCTTCTGCGTCTCCGTGGGTCG